CAGCGCGTCCAGGTCGTCGATGTACTCCTTCATGTGCACGTCGCAGAACGCCGGCGTCCGCATCCGCATGGTGCCCAGGACGATGTTCACTTCCTGGCCCTCGACGTAGACCGGTTCGTCGCCCGCGTCCTCGGCGTGCTTGATGCAGGCATCGCACCAGATCTGCTGGATGATCTGACGTGCCATGTCACTCCTCCGTCTTGGCCACGAGGCGCTTCAGCGACTCCAGGCGGAGCAGGCCACGACCCTCGCCCACGATGCGCCCCAGGCCCTGGTGCTGGTAGCCCTCGACGTACTCGTACCGGTTGGTCATCACCATTCCGCGGCTGCTGAGTTCCTGGACCCGCCTGGTCTTGCAACGAGTGCAGCGCAGCACTCGCTCAAAGCCACCGTCCGGGTGCGAGCCGGCGGTGTAAGGCCGCCAGTTGTGCCCGAGTTCGCGGCAGTGAAGGAATGTCTCCTTCAGCCCCTCCGCGAAGTCCTGGACATCGGCCAACTCCGCGTAGTGAACGTCGTCAGCGACCCTGAGATGAGCCGCTCGACCGACCCGTGCTGCCTGTGCCACTTTCTCTCCTGGTGATTGTGTGTGGACGTTGCATGGATCTAATCACGCTCCCCCTCTACTTGGGGAGTCTTCGTTGGGAATTGTTGGACGTGGCGTCACCGGACGCAGCAGGTGAGCAAGGGCGCTCTTTTGTTCTGCCGTGAGGGGTGGGGCCTTGGCCACCACCTCCTCCACGTACGCCTTGATTCGGTCCCGGTCGACCTCATTCATCGGCCATCACGCTCTTCAAGTGCACGACCTGACCCTCCATCGCCTTGAACATCGGCTGCCCAGACAGTAGGTCCTGGGCCTCCTTCTCCTCCAGGCTGAGCCGCAGGTAGATCTCCGTGGTGGTGATCGTCTTGTGGCCCAGCATCCACTGGCACAGCCGCATCGCCTTGTCGTGTCCCCGGCTCGCCAGTTCGTGGTAGAGCGCGGTTGCTCCGCTTCGCCTCAGCGTATGGCCACCCTCGTAGCGCTGGTAGTAACCGGCGTTCTTCAGTGCGAGTTTGATCGGCGTGGTCAGTTGCGCCCGCTGCGACGGATGGAAGACCGGGCCCCCGACCCGGACCAGCTTGCCGCTGTGGCCGGGGACGCCGGCCATCCTCGGCTTGTCCATGAAAGGGATCACGAAGTCGGCCGGCGTCAACTGCCGGCCGATCATGGCGGAGTAGGTGAGGTGCCAGCGCTTCAACTCCTTCGCCAACTCCTCGCACATCGGCAGGCTGTCGGCGGTGCCGGTCTTCTCCCGGGTGACCAGCACCCGGTTCTCCGAGAACAGGACATCCTGCCAGCGCAGCAGCGAGGTCTCCGAGATCCGGGTGAACAGGTACAGCCCGATGGCGCACATGGCCCGGGTGCGGGCATCCCCGATGCCCTCCAGGAACGTCGAGAACTCGGCCTGCGGGATGATGAGCCGGGACCGCTCCGGGACCCGCAGGGCCTTGGTGTCGCCCAGCAGGTCGGTATCGGTGGGCAGGTAGCCCCGCAGCTTGCACCACTTGAAGAAGCTCGCCAGGTGGGCCCGCGCCTTGTTGCGGGTGCTCTCCGCCCACCCCGCCCCCCGCTTGGTCCAGAACGCATCGAGGTGCCGGTGGGACAGGTGCCGGGTGTTGATGTTGCCGGCGGCCAGCAGCAGCTGGCGCAGGACGTACTCCTCGCTGCGCACGGACTGCGGCTTGATGCCCCGGGCTTGCCGGCTCACGAGGTACTGATCCACAGCGTCCGACAGGTTCATTCCTGCATCCCTCCAGAGTGACGGTTGCACCGGCCCTGGACCAGCAGACGGATCATGGCGGGCATGGCCCGCCGAAGGGCACCGGTGATGTTGTTCGTCCAGCGTACGGCTGGGTTCTGCATGAGCATACCTCCTGGCTGAGTAGGGCTGCAACAGTATCACAGTGCTGACCAGTGCAAGCCTGACACATACACATGCAACGTAGAACCGGCGTTCTTATTTACTGTTGCTGACCTGCGACGATGCCCAACGATACACCCATATTGGGTAGGCCACAACCACCCGTTCTTGCCATGTGCCAGCGTTGCAGTTACGGTGTATTGCATGCCTGCCAGAATCTTGCCGCCCACCAGCCGCCTACAGGCGATGGTCGAGCAGGGACTCACGCACGAGCAGATCGCAGAGATCATCACCCGTGAGTCCGGTCGACCAATCAGCCGCAGCACCGTCAGTGCAGCCCTACACCGAGCCGGCCGCACCACGCCGGCGAAGAAGTACGCCGAGGAGATCCCCTGGACCGTGCGCCAGGAGCACCAGACCCACTACGCCGCCCGCATGCTGCGCCTCCTGGGGCGCCGGCGGGCGGGGATCACCAACTCGGCGGAGGCCGACCAGCGGTTGGACTCCTGGCTGAAGGGCGTCGAGGAGGCGGGGGCCGTCGTGGTCTACGTCCCCGACACCCCGGAGGGCTTCTACTACATCGTCGGGGAGCCCGACGTGCCGGGCATCCCGGTGAAGGCCGACGCCTTCGCCGAATCCTGATCCACAGCTGTTCCTCTTCCCCAGCTGCCGAGGGCCCCATGCTGTTACGCCGGAGGGCGAGCATGGGGCCTTTTACACTGCTTCTTAGTCCAGAGTGAGAGCCGAGGGCTGCGACCTTGGGGGTCGCGCCGAGCAGCCCGAGAGCCGAACAGAACTAGCTAGGGCCGGCACGCGCCAGCGTGACCGGCCCTTACTGCTGGGTAGGTAAAGAAGTTCGTGGACACCCGGTTGACTACGCCACTCGGTGTCCGATAATGGGGGAGAACCTCAAGAGAACCTCAAGGGACGGTTAAACCCACCCGATAGGGTGAAGTTGCATGTGCCAGGCTTGCATTTTGGCGAGGATCGTAGAGATTTGTCCCCGCCGTGTGCTAGGAATCACTACACCGAGTTCGGTGCTAAGGGATGCGGGAGCAGCCGGGCACGGGAGAAGGAAACGGGGTGTCAACGTGGCCCGAGTAATGGGTCCGCCGCAAGGAGAGGATCAGATCGACGGCGAGGATGGGGAAGTCCCCGCATGGTCCGGTCGGGTAGAAGTCCTGACCGACGATTGCACCGTGGTGATGGTCCGACTGCACGTCAGCGATGTGCGGTCCATTGCGCTCGACGGTTACGAGCACATCAACTACTACGAAGATTTGGAGGGCGACTGTGAGTACCACATCTTCCAACGATGCTTCGGCGTCAACCTATCGTGACCCACCATTTCCGAAACATCTTTCACCCTCGCAGGTGAAAAGCCTTCTCATGTGCGGCGAACAGTTCCGGCTGAGCCGATTGTTGAAGGTGCCGGAGCGTCCGATGTGGGCCTCCATCGGGGGCAGCGCGGTCCACCGCTCCACCGAGATCCTCGACAGAGAGAAGTACGCTCGTGAACATGGCAACACTGAACCTCCTTGCTGACGCCCAGGTCGGTGAGACCTGGATGCTCACCTACCAGGGCCTCGACGGCGAGGAGCACAAGATCCGCCTGGAGGTCATCGAGTTCGGTGGCCGGCCGGTCGTGGTCTGGGACCAGTTCATCCTGAGCACGGTCGAGGACTTCCCCCGCCGGGCCCCGATTCCGTGGCTGCTCACCGGCCGGACGGAGCAGATCCGATGATGGTCGAGAACCTGTTCGAGCAGGAGTGGGGCATCGCCCTGGCCGAGGCCAAGGCCCGCTCCCCGCACTTCGACCCGGCCGACTACTACTGCTCGGGCCGCGCCTCCAAGGCGAACCCGAACAAGGAGGACCCCCGCTGGTGGTTCGAGTACGGGCCCAAGTTCGTCCAGCTATGGACGACCTGGCGGGACAACTGCGGCCTGGAGATCGCGGAGCTGCCCGACCCCGCCGGCACCGGTGAGCTGATCCCGGCCATCGAGTACCAGGCCGACGCCCAGAACGGGGACCTGTACCTGGTCTCGGTCATCGACCGGGTGATGACCGATGGCAACGACCTCTACATCGTCGACATCAAGACCGGATCGTCCACCGATCCGTGGCCGCTGCAACTGGCGCTCAACAACCTGGGGCTGTACCAGGCCACCGGCGAGTGGGCGAAGTGGGGCGGTTACTGGTCCCCCCGGAAGGGCGGGATCTCCGGCGAGTGGTTCGACCTGTCGATCTATTCCGCCGAATGGCTGTGGGAAATGGTATGGAAGGCCCGCGAGATCCGCGACCAGCAGCTGTTCCTGCCCAACCCCGGGAACCTGTGCAAGTCGGCGTGCGGCGTCCGAGATTTTTGCAAAGCGATGGGTGGAGACCCTGGATTTTTTTTGGGCAGCATGCAACAATGACACTTACAACCCTCACACCAGATCGGGAAGGGAGCAGCTAGTGGGAATCCGCAGCAGCAAGAAGAGGCCGGAATACGTGCTCGACACGCTCGTCATCCGGCAGCAGAACGCGCTCAACGTGTTCGAGACGGTGGCCTCCAACCTGGAGGAGATCGCCGCCGAGGCGGCCGAGGTGGCCGACGTGGCCGCCGCCGACCAGGCCCGGCTCGCCGCGCTCGCGGACATCGCCGCCGGCCAGGCTGAGGAGGCCCGGGCTCGGGCCGACCGGATCCGGGGGCTGCTGGCATGAGGCTCTCCGAGACCTACGCCGCGGCCATCGAGGCCGTGAAGACCCGGGGCTGGACCCAGGCCCACGAGACGGTCGAGGACCCCTGGGGCCGCAACGGCAGCGCCCCGGTCTGCCTGGAGGGCGCGTTCATGGCCGTGCTCGGCATGGAGGGCAGCGACGACGGCGACTTCCTGAACTGCCCGGTGTACCGGGACATGCAGGACTACCTCGCCTGGCGGCACCGGCTCTACTACTGGAACGACCACTACGAGCGCACCGAGGCCGAGGTGATCGAGGCCCTGGAGGGCGCCCGGGACCGGGCCCTGGCCCGGGAGGGCCGGGTCATCATCGAGGCCGAGAAGGCCGCCGGGCTGGGCCAGCTGGTGGCGGCGTGACCAACTACGCCACGGTCTTCGAGCGGGCCGCCGACCGCATCGAGCGGTACGGCCTCAACAAGCACGCCTACTACAAGGGCTGGGACCCGAACGTGCACTCCTGGTCCCCGAAGGCGGTGGGCGAGGAGATCCGCCGGGACAACCGGCGGTGCTGCACCCTCGGCGCCATCTACGCCGAGTCCACCGAGGAGTTCGCCACCGCCGCCACCCGGTTCGCCCGGCACACCGGCCTGGAGGACGACCACGACATCCCGACCTGGAACGACCGGCCCAGCCAGCGCAGGGGCCGGGTGGTGCGGGCCCTGCGCGAGGCCGCAGCGAAGGAGCGACAGCCCAGTGAATGACACCCCGAAGGTGTTTGCCGCCACGGCGGCCATCAACCAGCACAAGCAGATCGAGCTGGCCATGACGACCACCGAGGGCATCGAGGTCCGGTTCGCCCTCGACGACCTGGCCGGCGCCCTGCTCAGCATCACCCTCGGCACCGCCCTGCACACCCGCAAGGCGGAGTCCGAGAAGGGTGACGACCACATCATCTTGTTTTCGAAGGGAATGGTTCAGTGAGCGACGAGTTCAAGGTCCAGTGGAGCGTCTCGCTCCCGCCCACGGCGCAGTACGCCAAGGGGGACATGCTCAACCTGCGCGGCGCCTCGGTGGCCGAGGTCGACGAGCTGCTCGACTCGGTGCTGGAGGGGGACGGCGCCTTCCTGGCCAAGGCGGTCGAGGTGGGCGCCCTGATTCGGGCGGCGCACACGGTCACCCTGCCCGACCACGCCTCGGTCCCGGCCGCCCCCCTGGCCCAGCAGCCGGCGGCCTCCGAGCCGGTGGCGCAGCTGCGGGTGTGTGCCCACGGCAAGCGGACCCGGCGGGAGGGCCACGGCAAGAAGGGCAAGTGGGTCGGCTGGTTCTGCCCGGAGCGGGACCGCAACAGCCAGTGTGCAGTCGAATGGGAGGACTGAGCCAGCCGGAGCCGCCACTCCTGGTGGAGTTGAGCGAGGCTCACGAGTTCGAGATCCCCTGTGACTTCGTGGAGGCGTTCCCGGGCGTCTGCAAGGGCGAGGCCGCCCGGTGGGCGGCGTGGCGGGTGACCTGCGACGAGTGCGGCTTCAAGGGCGGCGCCCGGCTGATCTGCACCCGGTGCAAGGACATCTTGATGTTCGGGGACGGGGCCGTGCTGTGCGACGGCGCCGGCCGGGCGTGCACCCGGATCTACGTGCCGGCCCGGGAGATCATCGACCGGATCGAGCCGCTGGGATGAAGCGGCTGTCCCGTTCGGTGCGGCTGAAGCGGATGGGCGGTCGGCCGATGCCGACCGTCCTGCACTCCCTGGGCAACGCCGGGGTGCACATCCGCCGCTCGGAGGTGACGATGATCGCCGGCCAGCCCGGCGGCGGGAAGTCGCTGATCGCGCTGTGGCACGCGGTGTCCTGGGCCCAGTACCACGGGCTGCGGGGGATCTACTTCTCCGCCGACTCCGCCGAGCTGGGGCAGGCGTCGCGGGCCCTGGCGATGGTGATGCAGAACCTCTCCGCCAAGGAGGCGGAGTACCTGCTGGAGCAGGAGGACGCCTGGGCCCTCCAGGGACTGGCCAAGATCAACAGCCTGTTCTGGTCCTTCGAGGACGACCTGACCTACGAGAACATCGACGAGGAGGTCATGGCCTTCACCGAGCTGTGGGGGACCGTGCCCGACTTCATCATCGTGGACAAC